GGGGAGTTTAAAGTTCTATTTCACACTACCAACTAACCCCACTCAATTAACCATAATTTTATTTATTTAATTTTAATTCTCTATAACTTCTTGCAATATCTTCTAAATTATCTAATTCAGTATTGCTATACACACCTAACATATTGTTAGTTAGTGTTTCATATTCATCATACACTTCATTATAAAAATCTTGTGCTTCATCTGTAAACATCATCTCAGTTCTTTCATTGTCAGTTCCCTCGCACAATAAAGTTTCTGTAAATGTTTCTTCCCCAAATCTTTCTTCTGTTATTCTTGTTGCTAATTCATCTATAAATTCCATGAATTTTGAATTTTCTATATATATCTTGCTCATTTTATTATTTTTTATTAACATTACTTGACTTTGTCAAAATTTACTTGTACCTTGCCCCTCGTTTTTTCAGGAGATTATTCAAAAAGAAACTTTTTAAATTCTCTCTCAATTCTCTCTCTGAATAGTAGACTTGTAATAGGGCATACTATATTCGTTTGTTTGTTTGTTTTTTTCATAGTGATTCATTTTGAAAAGGACTGCATGGTGGCGAGAACTCAATCTCATTTGTCAACCACCACACGAATCCAAAACTTAAATTAAACAAAATGTTACTTATCACAAAGATAATACTTTTTTTATTAATGTCAAATTATTTTACATTTATTATTTCAAAGTTATCAACAAGTTATTAACAATTTATTACTCTTCTTGTTCTTCCTCAAGCTCTTTTTGTTCTTCCTCAAACTCTTTGTGTATTTCCTCAATCTCATCTTCAAACTCAGTATAGTTCGTATAATCTGCACGTACTAATCCCCCTTGAATCATGCTATCTACTTCATCTAGAAAATCGTATTTACACTTATATAGTTGTTCTGGAATTATATTTTTTTCTGTCTCATCATGAATCCAAAATATCTCATTTCCTAATGCATCGCTTATTACATCTAATAAAATCATATCGTTAAGTTTATTTATTAATACCTGACACTTTGTTGTGTTTCGTTCTTTGGAACTCATCAGAGGTATCTTTTGTTTGTTTGTTTATTTATTCGTATAGTAATTACCTTTTTTTATTTAGAGGACATTTTTTACAATGCCCCCTAAATACACACATTACATTTTTTCAATAGCTTGATAAATTAATTTGTCAAACTCTTCCTGTGTTAATTGACCTGAGAGAACTTTCTCAATCAATTCTTGTTGATTTAAATTTTCCATATTATTTAGATTCATTAACGTGATTATTATATTTATCCTTCATTGCCTTTATCTTTGCTTGTGCTTCCTCGCAAGTATCAAGCAAATCTTTAATCCCTTCAATATTGTCTTCAGGGTTAAGGTCTAATCTCAAATCATACATCAAATCGCTTACTGCATCTTGCACCATAGTTTCAATACCTTGTTCATCAATTGATATATATGAGACTTTACTTTCCATATATTCAACCATTCTTGTCATCTCCTTCATGTCCCTCTCGAACTCTACTCGATTGACTAAGAGCATATCCTCGCCTGTTAGTAATTCAGTTAAATAATCAGTTAATTTTTTTATTAGTGTTTTCATAATGTTTAATTAATTTAATTGAGGGGTACTCAAGGCGACCCCCTTAACCTTTGTTAATTATCTGTTTAGTATATACTCAACAGATTTTTGTGCTTGACTACTTGCGAAAATTATTTCCTTGGGGTTATTCTTAAGGTGCTTAATCCAACCATTGATGTAAGCTTGACTATTTCGCTTGTCACTCTTAGGATTCAATCCTGTTAGATTCACCAAAAACATCGCCCCTAATTCTGCAACTAATTCCTCTTGACTATATGCCACCTTGTTGTGGTTTGGGGTGTTTAAAGTGCTTCTATTCAATATTGATTCATGACCTGTGGAGTGATTCAATTCGTGGAATAAAACCTTATAATAGTCATCAGGAGTAGTAAAAGTTTCTTGACTGCTCATGTATACCTTATGAAAGGTTGGACTATATTTACACCCAACATTATCTTGGTGTACCAGTGTAGGTCTTTTTCTCATATTAGCATATACTTTTTCTGCTTCATCGATTGGCTCAAAGACACTGCCTTCAATAACCTCATCAATTGACCACTTGTCATCAATACCCTCAACAGAGTCTAAGTTGAATACTCTGAAATAACTTGCACTCATTGACTTGTTAACATCGTCCATGGTGTAACCCTTTGGAATTACTAAATCTTGAATTTTGTTACCCTTTAGATATATTCTTTTACCTTTGCTATCTGTTACAAAAAACGCCACTCTCCAATTAACCACTATATGTGATTTACTACCTTTCTTGACCTTTCCTCCTTGTTTCTTAGCTTGATTGAATGTGATAAATTCTTTGCTTGAATACTTATTCACTATCATCGCCATGGACAATAATAGTTGATTTATTCCTCTGTAAATTTTACCTGTTGTGTGGCTTATGGTCATTGTGTCTTCATTACCTGCCCAAGACTTGAACCATGTCAAGCCTTGAGTCTCTAAACCCTTGATTACTTCATCTGTGATGATTTGATAAATGTCTTTTTTCATAATGTGTTTAGTTTAAGTTAGTGATTAACCTCGTGTCAATCATTTCTGTAAAACTACAAATAATTTTTTAATTTGCAAACTTTTTTTACATAAAAGTTATTAACAGAGTTATTAACAATTTGAAATGGTGGATGATTGCGATAAATGGAATATCAATAAGATAATAATGTATTCAATTCAAAAAGTCAATAGCCAATAAATAAAGTTATTAACAATAATATTAACAATTTAAAAATGTAAAGAAATTTAACAGAGGTAAAATGATTCTAATGAAGAAACAAAAAGTTTTGATGGTGTAGGTCTAGAATAGATAGAAAGTCTGTTAAATCGCTTAAAAATGCCCTTCAAATTGATTTGTGGGTAATTGGTTAAATATTGAGGGGGGTTACTCCATTTCTTAGTATTTGTCTTATAACTTTTATTATGTTAAACAGTTTTTTTTGTCCTGATAATAAACATTATGTTAAATTGTGGGGTGTATTATAATAGAATGTCTATTCCAAAATCAAAACAGTATTTGTATAACTAAAATGATGAAAAGTTATACAGTTTGTTGGGTGGGGTCTAATATATTGACTTTGTTTTTGCAGTTGCGTGTAGCATATATGTATATAATACCACCCCTGAAAATTTCTGAAAAAAATTTTTAACCAGCAGTATACACAATAGCTGTTACAAAACTAAATGGTGCACTTGTTTGATTTGCCTGAACTTCAGTATGTCCTGACTTGTTTAGATTCTGCGAGATGTCCCTTATTATGTCAGACATGAACTCTTTTCTTACAGTAAGTGTTATTTGGTCTGGGTCCACGATGTCGCCTTCTGCAGCAAAAAATATGGATATGGTGCCAGTGGTTCCTGAAGAGTATGATGAGAACATATATTTAAACGTATTCTTGTTAAATACATGCTCTTCTGTGTCTGCTGTAACTATAAAGTTTATTGTTCCCATTATTAGCAATACTTTCTTTTGCCTTTAGACATGCCTCCATGTTTGTATGTGTCGCCCATAGCGTCTGTGCCATACTGACTTCTAGAAACGTATCTTCTAAGTCTTTTATCTTCTTTCCTCTTCTTTTTTTCCTCTCTAGCTCTTTGATTTTCTAGTCTTTTTTGCTCTTTCATTTGTTTTCTTGAAGATTCTGTGGACATCTGCTCATTTGTTGTAGGCATATCTCTGTCTGTTTTTCTAGGCTTTTTACCACCTATTTGCTTGCCTCTTAAAGTTGTAAATGTACCATCTTCATTAGGGTCTGTATACACTCTTCTAAAACCCTTTCTAGTGTATGTTCTAGCTTCACTCTCACTAGCACCTCTTTTCTTTATTCTTTTGCCATCAGAAACATCTACAAATTTTGATTCATCACTTGTAAGCTGCTTCATTTTAAACTTTTCTGTAGGCATATCTCTATCTTTACCCTTTCTCTTAGACTTAAATTTCAGTGGGTTTCCTTCACTATCTTCACCTACAGATACGAATTTTCTCTGGTCTCTACCAAGCTCTTTTTGCTCTCTTAAAGGCTTCATAACTCTAGCTCCAGCAACAACATCACTGTCTCTACTTAGTTCGTCATCAAATTTTTTCTTTACCAAACCTTTGTCTGTCTTACGACCAAAGAATCTTCTTCTAAAATTTCTACCACCTCTTTTGTCTTCTATTAGGTCCTCTGTTCTTCCTGCAGTGTTTATGCTTGAACCACCTTCTATATTTTTTTTGACGAAAGCCTCACTTTTTCTATCTGCTTTTTCAGGGTTCTTAGCTAGCCTTTCCTCTTGCCTTTCGCTTATGACTCTTTTTCTTTCTACTTTTGGTGCTCCTCCACCCTCTTGAAATATGTTTCTTTTAGGCTTTCTTTTATTACCAGCCTCTCTATATAGTTTTTCTTCTCTAGATTTTAAGTATCTTCTCATTTTTTTTGTTCCTTTTCTATCGTATAATACACCTGAGCCTTCTAGCATCTCAAAGTCTAATCTTCTACCAGATGATTTTACCATTTTATTTTTTCTTGTAGTTCCACCATAATTATATTTTCTAACAACACCACCCTCTTCTTTCATAGAGCCAAAGAAAGTACCTCTTGTTTTGGGCACTCCTTCTGCTCCAGACTGCATGCCATAAGCCCCAGTTTCAAGTCTTCTACTAGTACCAGGAGACTTCTTATCTAGTTCTGCATAGCCCTTAGCTCTTTGCTCCATAGCAAACTTTCCTGTGTCAGCAGCAAGTAGTCCATAGCCAACACCAGGAATAGCTCTAGCACCAACTCTACCAACTGCTTTTGAAGCACCTCTTGCGACTGCTGCCCTAGAGCCTCTAGCTACAGCTTGTGTTGCTACTTCACTCTTAACATTTCTTTTTGCAAAATCCCCAATACTGTCTGTTTTAGCAACCTTTTCTTTTTTAGGCATTATTGATACATCATCTGCATCCCTCTTTAGTTTACCACCTTCTTCGTACTTTTTAAGATATTTTCTTTTCTTTGTTTTCACAACAGCTCCTTTTTTTGCTTCTGTTAATATTTTGTTTATCTGTTCTTTTTTTGATTCTGGTGCTTTATTGTATAGTGGACCAAGTAATCCTCCTGATACTGCTGCCTCTAGGTTCTTATCTTGAGAACCAGCAGACTTTGCCTCTTCCATAGCCTCTGCAGCTGGGCTATCTTCTTCTCTAGCCTTGCCTTTGCCTAACATAGCACCAACGCCAAGAAGACCCCCACCAGCTATTGCAGCTAATCCTGAGCCACCTTTTTTCTTCTTCATCTTCTTAATTAGACCACCTAAAAAAAATTTTTTTGAATTTTTCTTTTTATATCTAGAGACCCTGCCTTTGGTATTCTTCTCTATCTGTGCTCTTCTTTTCTCACCCTTACTTAGTTCTGACCAGGTTGATGGCGTATCCTTAGATATTCTTTTAGTGGGTCTAAAGGTGTTTTCTCCACCCTTATAGTCTTTTTTACCACGAGGTGTTCTCCAGTCCTCTTTGAACCATCTTTTTAATCTAAGACCTGCTGCTGTTTTTCTTACTGCCATTATTTTTTCTTTTTACCTCCTTCGCCCCAGTTGCTTGCACCCATTTTTCTACACTTAGCCATAGCACCACTTCTATAAGCAGAAGTCTTAGGTCCATACCTAGCTACTACTTTGTGATAACAAGCATCTTTTGTGGTTCCACCTTTTTTGTATATACCACCAGAAACATATTTTCTTTTCTTAGTCTTGTGTTTTTTTTGCACTGGGAAATTAGGCTTCATGGTAGCACCTTCATGTGGTACAAAGTCTCCTTTGTGTTTCATTAATTTATACCTACCCTCACCTTTTTTCATAAAGTGAAAGCCTTTAGGTGGAGTTACACCACCTTTTTCCATTTTACTTTTTTTATTTGCTCTTACCATACAACCATGTTTACAGTTCCATTTTCTTAATGCTAAAGCTTTTCTAGTTGGTCTACCCTTTTCATCTTTCATGGGACCTTTAACACCACTCATTCTAGCACAAAAAGACCTTCTTCTTTTAGCTGCCTTACTACCCTTCTTTAACTTAGATGGTTTTGTAGTTACAGCCATAGACAGTTTACTTCCAGGATTAGCTCTTCTATAAGAAGCTATACCTTTTCTGTTTAGTCCTCCACTAGGACTCTTGCCCTCTTTTCTTTGCCATGTTGGAGTTGCCATACTATTTTTTGTTAGCAAATTTTTCTACGCCACTGATTCCAAAACATCCAAGGACAACCCAAACAAATGAATCATAAACAAACTTGTTTATAACTAAGTCTTTACCTATCCATCCTGTTACTAAATCAGCAACCATAATCACACACATAATTAGAAACGCTATAAAACCAATTATTGATTTCTCATTCCAATCATTATTATCTTTAAATATATTCATTACTTATTTCTATTACTCCTTATAGCTTCTTTTCCTCTTTTAAATATAGCTGCCTGTCTAGGCTTACCACCATACTTAGACCTTTGTTCTCCAACAGTTAGTATCTGTATCTTTCTAGCATAAGGCTTATTTATTCTTTTTACTTTAGCAACAGTTGCTCTAGCATCTGCTTCTGTAGCATACTTAATGCCAACAGTGTCACTTGGGTTCTCATCAGTATATAATCTTCTACCTGAACCTTTTGGTTTTTTACCAGTACCAACAACTGGGTCTTTAGCTACATACTTTCTCTTAGACATTAGTTCTGCATGTATTTTATTTTACCATCATGTATGTATACACTTTCTGGTCTTCGTATTGGTTGACCTAGAATGTTATACATACGACCATCATTCTCAGACTTTTCTAATATTTCTGGTATATTAAAATTACATGGCATACCTGTTTCACAGTCTACATATTCTGTTTGTATTATCTCAATATAATCTATTACAGTGTCAACTACAAATATTTCTACATATTCTGTCTCTGTTATTGTCTCATATATAACAGTGTCTACATATTCTATTACAGGCACTTCAACCACAAGTGTATCTAAGACATCTTCATATACTGTTACTGTATCTGTGATATAAATATATTCAGGCACAAATGTTTCTATTTGAAAAGTATCTACAATTATTTGTGTTATGTATTCTGTATCGTATATAGTATCTATCTGTATAATGGTCTCATAAATATAAAAGGGTATATCTACAAAAACTGTATCACAACCCACTGGTATAGGTGGCAAACAATCTGTAGGTAGAGTTGGACCTTCTGCATTCTCATCAGCAGCATCTACACAATCTTCCCAACCATCGTTAATCCAGTCTGTTTGTACGCAACCATTAGGTGCATATTGAGTCCAGTTTGCTGGGTCATCACCACAATAAAATCCTTGCTGTTCAGCACAAGCTAAACATAAAGCTTGAAAATCAAATCCTTGTGACTTACCAACAAAGCCCACAAGCATAAATAAAACAAATATTAAACTTCTCATAATCTAAAATATTAAATAGTTAAAACCAAACTTTACCTCGTACACTGGCTTCATCCAGTATCTCATATGCGTGCCTTCGACAAATAACCCTAGATTTCTAGTTAAACGAGAACCCAGGACAATACCTGCGTCCCATTCTACATTGTCCCAATCTTCTACACCATACTCAAAAGAGTATTCATCTAAACCATAATGAAAAGGCATGCAGTTTATCCAAGTGTGTAACCACATTCTATCTGTATACTTGTAATATGCTATTCCTAAAACAGCACTAACTTGTTTTTGCATACCAAGTTTATTAAGTTCTCTTTCATTAAAAGATGCTACTGCTTCACCAAAATAGTGTTTATAGAACTCATCATCTGAAGTTGCTAAAAGCTGACCATCTCTAAACCAATGCCAGCTACCATTTACATACTGGGTAGAGTAACCAAACTCTCCAGCTAGCTGTGAAAAAGATTGTTCTCCAGGTGTCCAAAAATCTTCTATTGGTGTTATGCCATATGGGTCATGTATTCTAAACACACTACCTAATGTAAAGTCCCAGTTACCTTTTGCTAATCTGTATCTAGCATCAAAAGAGTTATATCTTAAATCAACTCTTTGATTGTCTTTATACTGAAGTTTAGTAACACATTTTTCTCCTAGATATCTAAGCCAAAAGTTTTGCTCAGTAAACTTATCACCACGATTACGTATAAAAGAATAATTAAATAGATATTCCCAACCTACAGCATTACCTATGGTAACATTATCAGCAACAGCCTTTTCAGTTCCATAGTACCAAGTTTTAACTTTGTATTCATAATCAAACCTAGCTATCTTTCTAAGACCTATAGTTAAGTTGTAATCATATGGGTGAACTATTGTTACATCCTCATAACCTTTTGCTACAGCTATATAGTCATCTCTTTCAGAAAAAGATGTGTTCATTGTCATGGAAGTATAAAAGGTTGAGTATTTAAAAAAATTTTGAATTTGTGCTTCTGCACAAATACTTATCATTAGTAATAATATTATTATACTTTTCATCGTTTTGATTTTTCTGTAAATATACAAAATATTTTCTACCTCAAGGCTAAATCTACAGATTTACTTACACCTCTACTCGTAACTGTTAGTCTAACAGAGAAAACACCTCTATTATTTATTAAGTCAGAAAAAACATACGTTGTGTTAGAGCCTAGTGCTATTAACTTTGTGTCACCAGCTAGTGCTGTAGTGCTACTAGTTCCTAAACCTGGAAAAGAAGTTTTAGCTGTGTTAGCTGTAATAGCATCTGCCTGACTAGTTGTTATTCCAGTTTTATTTTTATTAGCTAGTATTTCTGTTCTAAGGTAATCTAACTCTTCTTGCATTTCTTGTATTTGATACATTAATGCTGAAATAATTGGATTATCCTCTGGATTATCTGCAAAATGAGCTGTATGCCCCTCATCAAAAATATCTTTTATTTTATCTTTATCGCTACCAGTTTTATTATGTATTGCTGAATATTTTTTATCTGTTAGTGCCATATTTATATTTTAAGTTAATTCTACTTCAGCCCAGCAATTACCATACCATAGCTGTATTCTTGCAGATGCATTTGAATCTACACATCTAGCAAATAAAGTAAAAGCATCTCCTGCTGCTAATGTGTTATTACCTGATACATCAAATTCTAAATTATATATACTTCCTTCTGTATATGAACCATTATGGTCAGTATGGGTCATATAAGTTGTAGTAACAGTAGCTGTAGTATTATTACCTGGTGTCCACTTTTGAATAGCAAACTCAAAATCCAAAGCTCCACTTGAATAGCTAGTTGAAAATAGTCCTACAAATCTAACTTTATTTACTTTACACGCCTGTGACGCTATGTAACCACAATGTCTCGCCTGTCTATCATCACTCCAACTACTCCAGTTTCCTGCACTAACATTTACATTTCCTGTATAAGTAAGTCCAGCAGTAGAATACCAGTAAGTTCTAGTGTTTAAATATAAAACGTAGTTATCATCTTTCATTAAACTTACGTTTATTATTTGACCAGTGCTGGGTCCTTGCAACTGAACTGTTCCAGTAGCATCAGGAAGTGTTATTGTTCTATCTGCTGTTGGGTCTGTAAAAGCAAGGGTTGTTTCATGAGCATCAGGAGTTCCTTCAAATGTAATACCTTGCTGAGATAATAAATTCAATTGACTAGATGTCACTTCCATTATTTCAGTAGCACCATCTTTGAACATAATACTGTTACCATCAGCGTTTATCTCTACAGTGCCAGTGCAATCTAATGTAAAGTTACCTGTAATATCTACTTCTGGTGTTGCATCTAAATTAAATCTAAATCTAGAAGTGCCACCATCTTTAAACTCTATATTTCCTCCATCAGCATCTAAAGTTATATCACCATCTACATCAAGAGTTAAATCTGCTGCTGTAGCATTATCGTCCACTGTTGTAAATGTGGTAGCTCCATGAGTTGTTGTTTCAATAGTAAATTTATCACCTGTATCTTGATTAGATAAAAGTGATAGTGTAGATATATTTCCTGAATTTTCAAAAGTTATATATTGCTCAATATCAAGGGTTCCAGAACTTGCAAATGTGGCTATACCATTAGCTGTTGTTCCATTTAACGTTACAGTATCACTAGTTAAAGCAACTGTTCCACTAGCATCTGGTAAGCTTATTATCCTGTCAGCAGTTGGATTAGTAGCAATAAATGATGTTTCATTTGTATCCTCAACAGAACCCTCAAATATTAAGCCACCACTAGCCAATGTAACAGTATCAACTGACAACCCTGTTTCGCTAGTAACTATGGTATTTGCGTGAAGAGTATTAAAGTATCCTTTATCCCAATACTTAGTAGATGAACCTATTTGTCCATCATTATTACTTCTGGGTGTTATTGTTTTTGTACCCATATATTAAAGGTTTTAATTTACACTTCAAAAGTAAATGTAAGGCTAATCATGTTAGTGGTAAGACCTGATGAATCATATCCATCCTCTGAAATTAAAGAAAAATAACAACCAGTTTCAACACCTTCACCTTCTTTAGCTGCCCTTAAAACTATGTTTGGCTCTCCCAAGGAACTGCTTTCATATAAATCAAGATTAACTAAATTCGTGTGAGAATCTAACACTCTATGTCCAAGATAAATATTTTTGTTTAGGTTTGCGAAACTAATACTAAATGGAGCATTTAAAGTTCCTAAATTTCCACCACTGTTATTTTCTACAAAGAAAACTATTAAATCATTACCTATATTACCACCATCAACTGCCTTTACATCAACTAGCTTACAAGATTCTCCCATCCTAACAGGTAAGGGCAACTTAGTTAGATTACACATCACCTCGCCAGCAGTGAAGTTGTACGCAGCGATTTCTGGCACAATCGTTGTTACATGATATTTTTTAGCCATTTTATTATATTTTTAAGATTATCAAATATTTATTGTCAAATATAAGAATAATTTATTTATATTTGTCATTATATTTTAATAAAATGAAAGAAAAAAACTATTTAAAGTATTATAGAGATACTCTATTTTACTTTAGAGACAACTATAGTTTGAAGATTTCAGACATAGAATTTTTGTTCTTTGTATATGATTTAAAGTATTTCACAGGCACTTATATAAAAAATAATTATAAGTGTTCTATGACTTTTTTGACTAGAAACATGCCAGATTTATTAAAAAAAGGCTATCTTGCAATATATCAAGAAAGAGCTAGGCACAGAGCTAGGAAATATATGATTTCACACAGAGCAAAAATAATGATAACTAGGTTCTATAATATATTAGAACAAAAAGAAGATAAAATATAAAATGCCAAGAGTAGGAAAAAAGAAGTTCCCATACACTGACAAAGGGATAGCTGCTGCAAAAAAGTATGCAAGAGAAAACGATTTACCAATAATATATACTGAAGACGATAAAGGTGGTATGGCTATACCTAACTATGCTGAAGGTGGTGGTGTAAGATTTTACGAAACTAGACCAACTCAAGCTCAAGGCTTAGACTTATATCAACCAGAAGCTCTACAGGGTTCATTTCCAAAAATTAAAAAGAAAAGTGATTCATCAAGTGATGAAGGCAGTTCAGCAGTCAATCAAGGCTGTCCAGAGGGTATGGCTCCAAATCCAGAGACTGGTCAGTGTGAAAAAATAAAAAAAGACGAGACAAAAGACGAGACAAAAGACGAGACAAAAGACGAGACAAAAGACGAGACATCAGAAGAAGGAAAGGGTGATGGTGGTGCAGATGGTGGTGATGGAGGCGATGCTGGTGGTGGTGATGGTGGTGCTGGAGGTGGTGATGCTGGTGGTGGAGCTGGCACTGGTGCTGGTCGTTCAGGTGGTGGGTCAGGTTCTGGTGACGATTACACACCACAAACGATAAGTAGAGCTGACCCTAGTACAGACATAACTCCACAAACTGTTGCTGGTACTGATGATTACACACCACAGACAATAAGTAGGGCTGACCCCAGCACAGATATAACCCCACAGACTGTTGCTGGTACTGACGAGTATGTGCCACAAACAATAAGTAGAGCTGACCCCAGCACAGATATTATTCCACAAACACAACAAGGTGGAGGTGGAGGAGCTGCAGACGCTATAAGTGGTGCAGCATCAGGTACTGGCGAAGCTATAAGTGGTGCAGCATCAGGAGCAGTAGAAGGTATTGGAGAAGCAGCATCAGGTGCTGGAGAAGCTATAGCAGAGGGTGCTGGAGAAGCATTAAGTAGTGCAGGGGAAGGATTGGCAGACGCAGCAAGCGAAGCAGCAGAAGGTATTGGAGAGGCTGTAAGTGACGTAGCAGACGAGGTTTCTGGTAAGAAGGGTATGGTTGTAAAAGTGAAAAGAAAAGGTAAAGATTATAAAAAAAAGAATAAAAAAAGAATAGAAAACCTAGCAAAACAAGGTCAACCAAAGGGCACAAAGGAAGCTTTAGAGAAAGCTGAAAGAATTAACAATCAATCTCTCCATAGGATTCGCGACAACAGGTTGAAAAAACACGTATACAAAAAAGAAGTAGAAAAAATGAAAAAAAATAAATATTCAAATGGTGGCAAAGTTAATTCTACTGATAATCAGTCTGATGATACAAAGGTTGGAAGAATTACTATAAAAACAAATACATGGCAAAAAAATATATTTAATTCTAAGGAGGCAGCAGAGGCAAAGGGTGATTTGTGGAGTAAGGATGATGCAAGTAATGGTAGAATGATTTTTAGGTATTACGAGGATGGTAAATTAAAACAAACACTCCCATACGTTTCTAAACGTGCTCTAAAAAATATAGAAGACGAAAATGCTCGTCAACAACAACAACAACAATATAGAGATATGAAAATGGGTGGAACTGTAAGAGCAAATAAAAAATCCATGAGAGCAAAGAAAAAAGATGGTAAATTTCCTGACCTAACTGGGGATGGTAAAGTTACTCAGGCAGACATTTTAAAAGGAAGAGGTGTCTTTAAACATGGTGGAAAAGTAAAAAAAGATAAAAATAAAAAAGGTAAGATGGCTATAATAATAGCTATTGGAAGACCAAAGGTTAACAGAAAAAAGAAATAAATTATGAAAATGTTAAAAAAATTCATGGGTGGTGGCATGAACAAAAAATACCAAGAAGGAGGAGTGCCAAGAAAAAAGAAAACACTCCCTCAAGAGGGGGCAGAAATGCCAAAAAGAAAACAAGCAGAATTATCAGCTGGTCCAAGAAAAAAAGCACAATTATCAGCTGGTCCAAGAGAGACTAAAGATAAAATGCCAAAAATGACTTTTCAAGAAGCTTTTGAAAAAGCAAAAAAAGAAGGTAAGAAAACATTTATGTTTAAGGGTCAGAAATATGCTACTAAAATAGACAAAAAACAAGCCAAAGTACAGAGTAAAGAAGCCATGTATGACCCAGCAAAAAACACACGAGATACACCTGAACCAAAAGACTCAATGCCTAAACCAGACAAAATGCCTAATGGAAAGATGAAAAGCACCCTAACAGACACAGAGGACAAAGACTCTCCAAAGGCTGCTATGGGAATGATGACTAAAAAATATGAAGAAGGGGGCGTACCAAAAAAAGATGATGAAAAAGAAAAAGGTTCAAGTGAGGAAGGTACTAAATCAGAATCATCTAATGAATCATCTAATGAATCATCTAATGAGTCATCTGAAAACAAAGAAAAGGATGAGGGCTCAGGAAACTATCGTGACAAGTCTGATACTCCACAAGTTGTTAGAGACAAAGATATAGATAGAAGAAGAAATAAAAGCACTAAGTCTGAAGAAAGTTCAGATGGAGATGCTGAAGGACAAACTACTACAAGAAAAAGATTAACTAGAGACGAAAGATTTAGACTAAGGCAGCAAAGAAAACAGGATAGAATGGAAAGGAGAAATGCTAGAAGACAGGCTAGACTAGAAAGAAGAAGTGCTAGAAAAGAGTCTAGACAGTATAGAAGAACTATGCGAAGAAAAGCTGCTCAAGAAAGAAGAAAAGCAAGAGGTCTTAAATTTACTGGTGGTAGAGCTATATCTCCAAGAAGGTTCTACAAAAACTTACTAGACAAGATTGGTGCTGAACCAGTTTTAGGTAGAGGTAGATTAAAAGATTTTGATGAATTTAGAGGCTCTAGAACTACACCACCTGTTGTTAGAGAGTATAACGTAGGAGGTATAACACAGCATGGAGAGGATATGGACATGGGTGCTGCAGATAGAGCATATTATAACAGACAGCAAAGAAAGATGGAAAGAAAAAGAGACAAAGCTTTCAAAGCTTCCATGGAAGGTGATAGTGAAAAAGCTACAAGAAAAAATAGAAAGAGTAGAAAAGCTTCTGTTAATAAGGCTACTACTTTCAATGAATCAAGAAATATGAAAGATGGTGGAATGAGCAAAAGATACATGGGTGGTGGAATGAATAAAGAATACATGGGTGGTGGAATGAGCAAGAAGTATATGGGTGGTGGAATGAATAAAGAAAAAGGTAACATGAAAAAGGGAGGTATGAGTAAGAGCTATGAAGATGGTGGTAAAATGTTAAAACCAGTGCCAGCAAATAATAAGGGTCTAAAAAAGCTTCCTAAAAAGGTTAGAAATAAAATGGGATTCATGAAGAATGGTGGTAAAATTACTACAGGGAGTGTAGACAAATTCTTAGATGATAAATTCAATCGTAAATCCACTAGGTCAGGCATGGCATCAAGACCAGGTGAGCCTAGAGGAATGTCTAAGGAGATGGCTAAATATGAGAAAGAAATGGCTAAACGAGAAGCTCAAGCGTCAAGAATTAAGCAACCTAAAAAGGGAGCTAAAAGCATGACTAGAAAACAAATGAGAAGGATAGCTATGAAAAAAGGTGGTAAGCAAATATTAAAAAGAATGATTCCTGGTATAACTGCAGCAGAAATAGCATACTTGATTGCTACTGCTGACAAACAAGCTCCACAAAGACAAATGAAAAAAAGAGCTAAGTCAGGTAGTTTTAACATAGGTAGAAAAATGTAAATATGAAAGAGATATCAGAAGATTCTAAGTTTGAGGTAAGTCTAAAAACATTAGGTGGTATATCAGTTCTAATATTCGCTTTTGTGGGTATGTGGTTTACACTGCAAGCTGACATAGCTGAAGCAAAGGAACTGCCAGTCCCACCAAAACCAGAAGTTACAAAAATGGAGTTTGACATGAAAGACAAAATGATAAGACAAACTATACTTACGACTCAGGAAGATGTTACTGAAATAAAAGAAGATATCAAATATCTTAGAGACAAAATAGACAAAATGCAATGAATATAACAAACTTATTATATATATTGTTATCTTTGCTTTTCTTTACTGTTGGAGTTGTTAATGGTCAAGACTTTATTAATGCAAGTAACTTTAACGACAAGATAGCTAAAGATATTGTAGCTGTAGAGTTTTGGGCTGATTGGAACAAGAGCAATGAGTTTAGTGAACTAAAATCTTTAAAAGACGCTACTGTATATAGAGTAGATATAATGCATTGCACAGCACTACAGTCAGACTACGAAGTTGTTAGCGTACCAACTATTATTATATTTGAAAGTGGTAAGGAGAAGGATAGGTTCGCAGCAAATATCATGTTTCAGTTAGAAGCAGATAAAAAAGATGTGCAAAAAAGTATTGATAAAATAATGTTAGCAAAATTTAATTAATTATGAATTGGATTAATTCTTGGAAAGCTGGAAATAAAAAAGAAAAATATGGTGTGTCTTTGAGGCTTGGCACTATAACTATATTAGAATTAAAATACTGCCCTTGCAGTATATGTGAAAAAACAAAATGTTCAAAGTTTAGATTTATGATATTAAACTTTGGTTTAGAAATTTAGTATATGGGTACATCGTTATCAGGAAGTAAAATATCAGATAAGTTTCAGTTTTTAATTAAAACAGCTGAATCAGCTATATCTTCATCATTAACAAACATAGAGGATGGTGCAGGTAACGCTAGTGACTTATCTATATCTAACAATAAGGTAAAGGTTGGAACTGCACTAGGTATTAACCAGTCTTCTCCAACTTTTAGTTTAGATATAAATGGCACTGGCTCTGCTGTAAGAGTAGACAATGGAACAAATGCATCACTCTTAGTTGGTAAAGGTAGCACTTTTGGTTTTTGTGCAGGTGACTGTAATCCTGCAACAACTGTTGGGGGTGGTTCAGCAGGAAGCACAGCAGCACAAGCAAATAAAAACTATATTGCTATTGACCCTACCTTTCAATCTAATGCAGGTAGAGTAACAATTATGAATGGTGCATCATCTGGTACTGGTGCAATAGGTATTGGTGCAGATAGCACTGCTAATGGATTCATAGAGTTTGGTAGTTCTGATAAGGTTTTTAAGTTTACTGGTAAAACAGCTACTCAAGCTTTTTACGTAGCTGGTAATAGCGAGACACAGTTAAGTATAGATTCAACTAATAAAAGAATTGGTTTAGGAGAAGATACATCTGACCCACAACATACTGTTGAAATAAGAGAAACAGGAAGTGCAAAAGCTAACACAGACATATTAGCCATAACTAATAAGACTAACGCTGCTGATATGGATGGGACAAGAGGTAGTCTTTTATTTAATCAGTATTACTATGACGCATCTACGCCTGCTGCAGTTAGGGCTGGTAGAATATCAGTTGGTACAGAAACTGACTTTACCTCAACAAGCTCTACTCAGGACACATACCTAACTCTAGAAACCTGTGAAAATGGCACACTATCTGAAAAGGTTAGAGTAAATAGTCTGGGTTATGTAGGTATTGGAATAACTAATCCAACATCTCACCTGCACGTTTCAGGAAATATAACAGCTACTGGAAGCATAACATCTCTATCAGGAGAGGATTCTTTAGATAGATATAAGCTTGAAGATTATTTTGAAAAAATACCACGATTAGCAGCTTCTGTGGATGGCACTTATGACACTGAGTTGTCTAGGGGAGCAAGCACAAACTTTATGTCTTCAGGAAGTGGACATATAGATAATAACATAGGTTATCATGTAGCAAAGGGTCTTCTTAGAGCAACAACAAAAGGAGATTTATCAAGTAACACTGTTGTAATAGAGCCACATGATGACACGTATAACTCTATAGCTATATCACCATGGAAAGCTATAGAATTTAGGACAGACACAGAAACATCATGGGAGTGCTTAGTACAAACAGACGATGTAATAACTGATTCTTCAATACATGCAGGTTTAAAATTAACTAGTACCAAGGTTATTGCAACAGACAATGACCAGGCTTATTTCTTTTTCGACACAAGTAGTGGGATACTAAGTAATGCTGGTACGCCAACTACATGGCATTTTGCTTATAGCAATGGTGGCACAGACTATGTAACCAACCTTGGATTAGTAGTTGAAGCCTCAACAAATTATCATCTAAAAATAGATATCGATGAAAACAGAAAGCCTGCAGTGTTTATTAATGGCTCTCAGCTTGGGCTGTCAATTATATCAGGAGTAGGTGACACTGGTGTTAATGTAAATGGTGCTGTGTCTCTTGTTGGAGGACAGTCACATGTTATTACTGTAGATGGCACAGATGCCACAACACAAATACTTGTTGGTGATGTTTTACAAAATTCTTCTGGAACTGTTCTTGGAACAGTAACAGCAGTTAGCTCTGCAACAAGTGTAACCATAACTGCTTCGTCAACTCAAAGTTTAGCTGATGACGCAGATATACATATTAATGGTAGGGCAGCAGCTAGCAGCACGACTATAGGTGCACAACTAGCTTCAAGTGTAGCTTTAATACCTTTTATAAGTTTGCAAAAACATACAAATGCCACAGTAAGAAATTTACTAGTTGGTTATCAAAAAATAAGTAGAAAAATAACAACAACATAATAACATGGCAGATTTATCAATAAAAATAACTGAAGACATAGAGTTACAAGGACATCAGTATGGTGGCACAAAAGAATTAACTATAACTGGTATTAACGAAGTTTCTAGAAGAGTTGTTACTGCTACAACAACAGACACCACTATAATATCATTTGGAACTGCCTATGGTGCAGGAACATTTATAGAGGGTGATGTTCGATATATAAGAATAACTAATTTAGATGCTAGTAATTATGTTCTTTTAAACATAGAAGGTGATACATCTACTGACTTCACAGTAAGATTAGACCCTGGAGCTAGTTATATGATTATAAGCTCTAGCTCAACAGGTGTTGTTGATTATGCTGACATAAGTGGTTCAACATTAGAAGATTTAACAGCTATCAAGGCAGACGCAAACTCTTCATCTTGTGACTTAGAAATTCTAGTTGCCACTGTATAACTTTGTTAGTAACTTTTAAAATAGGCTACTTTTTGTAGCCTTTTTTTTTGTATATTTATAGAAATTTAATTTAATATATATGACAACAGAAGACTTAATAATAAAGGTCACAGATAAGATGAAAGACCTTTTAATAGAAAAAAACAGGGCATATGGAGACAGTGCCACCAATCCATCAAACGTATTTTCATCAGGTTCACCAATAGATTCTTTATGTGCACGTATAGACGATAAGCTTATGCGTATACAAAATAAAGGTATTAACGATAAAACAGAAGATACTATTTCTGACTTAATAGGATATCTTATATTACTAAAAGTAGCTTTATATAAGGATAAACGTGAAGAATATGATAGTAAGCTAGAAACTATTAAGGATGGGGGATACTGTAATATTAGTGGTACAATATTGTCCACTGAAAAAGATTTAAAAGTTCATTACCAGAATATTGATGAATATGACGATGACGAAGAAAGTTAGAAATAAATTAGATAAAATAGTTAGAGAACTAGACTCATTAAGGGAACAGTCAAAGCTTAGGTTTGCATTTTGTTTTTTAGAAATGGCTAAAGACTTGAATAGTTTAAATGCTGAGGTAGTTCATAATATACAAAATGATTTAGCTTCTGAAACTTTATTACAAATAATAGAGGACAAAATATTTGAGAATCCAAATAATATAACAATGTCTGACGTAGATGAACAAAAAGAGGTTTTAGCTAAAATACATATGTACAACCTATTTAATAACAACAAAAAAATTAAAGCATAATGGAACTAATAAATGGACTAATAAGAAAAATAGTTGTAGGAGATATAAAAGATGGCATCACCTATGTTGTTGGTCAACCCATAATGAGGGGACAAGCAAAGATAACAGCAATAGTGCAGGACGACATGTACTTTATAAGATATAAAATGTTAAAGTTTAATGTTTTTATAAAGATGGAAGGTAAAGAAGAGTCAGAGCTTTGGAAGTCATTTTTTGACTTAACAGGAATAGAATACAATTTAGATTATACAGAAGAATATCAAGTTAATTAATATGCAGATACCAAAAAATTATTTTTTAGTAGAGGTAGAGAAACCCTACAATGACACTTTTGAAATCAATGGTAAAGAGCTTATAATGGATATTAAGTTTGACCCATACAAATTAGCCAGACAGTATGGTGTTGTTTACGAGGAACCAGGCTGGTTACCAAAAGGTTTAGATTTCGATGTAAAGAAAGGTGATAAAATATATTTTCATCATTTAATTACTGGCTCCAAGGGTGCTGTAACTATAGATAAAAAACATACAACTGAATCTTATCAAGACTATAAAAGTGAAAACTTGATAGAGTGGATAGAAAAAGAAAACATATATAAAGTACACTGGCAACAAATATATGCCAGAGTTAGAGATGGAGAGTTAAAGATGCTGCATCATTGGAACTTCGTAAAACAAAAAACTGAATCTGAAGATGATATAAAAACTGCTTCAGGTATATATTTTAAACCTGATGTAGAAGATATTACTCTTTATGGCAATATAGTTTATATGAATGATTGGATGAAAGACCAAGGTGTGGTTGAGGGCGATGAAGTTGTGTTTTCAGAAAACTCTGAGTATGAGATGACTATAGAGGGTGAAAAATTATTAAGAATGAGAAACGAAGATATATTAGCCACAGTTAATAATGAAGGAAAGTAATAAATCATATGTTAAAAGAACTTTGCAAGACCTTATAGACTCTTCCAAAGAAGCAGTAGCTATACTTATAGAAGATATAAGAACACCACTTGACCCTGAATTATCTGACGAAAAAAGAAGAAATGCCATAAAAGCAAAAAAAGAATGTTTTTTAGATGCACAAGAAATACTTATAGGTATATCTAAATTAGAAAATCAGATAGAGGAGGGTAACATAAAAGAGGAAAAAGACTTTGAAAAGGGTCTTGCAGAAAAGTTTGCAAAAAGATAATGAATGTCAAAAACAATAGTGCTAAACTCAAAAAGTTTAGGAGACATAATAGAGATTCAGGGATTAAAAATACAACTACCTAAAAAACCTAGGAAAAGAGACATACTATTCTCAGAAAAGAAAAAGGCAGAGCAAAGGTGGATTAGGGAAGATATGCCTAAAAATCTAACTAGGGAAACAGCAAACGATTACTACGATTACATAGAACAAGAATTTGAAAGGAGAATAAATGGTCTCTGGTTTATGAACAATGGAGAACCCACTTACATAACAGGTAGTCATTACATGTTTATACAGTGGTCTAATATAGATGTTGGTTATCCTGATTATAGAGACGCTAACAGAAAGTTCTTTTTATTCTGGGAAGCATGTAAGCTTGACCCTGACAGTATGGGTATGTGCTTTCTTAAAAATAGACGTTCTGGATTCTCGTATATGGCTAGTGCTGAGATGGTTAATCAAGCAACACAAACGTATGAATCTAATTTTGGTCTGCTATCAAAAACAGGTTCAGATGCTAAAACAATGTTTACAGACAAAGTTGTTAGGATATACAGAAGATACCCATTCTTCTTTCAGCCCATACAAGATGGTTCTAGTAATCCAAGGGTTGAGCTAGCTTTTAGAGAGCCAGCTAAAAAGATTACTAAGAAGAATAAGCATATACAAAAATCTGAAGCACTTAATACAGTTATAGACTGGAAAAACACAGCAGATAATAGTTACGATGGTATGAAGCTAAAACTACTTGTACATGATGAGGCAGGTAAGTGGACTGGCTCTACATCCATAGCCAAAAACTGGTCTGTAACACAAACTTGTTTACTTTTGGGTAGAAAGATAGTGGGCAAGTGTATGATGGGCTCAACAGCTAATAAGTTAGAGGATGGTGGTCTTGAATATAAAAATCTATATTATGATTCAGACATATCTGATAAAGATTTAAACAGAAGAACAAAGTCTGGTCTATATTCTTTATTTATACCAGCAGATGAAAACTTAGAAGGATTTATAGATGAATATGGATTCTCTGTTACTAAAACACCATCAAAGCCTGTGATGGGTATGGATGGCGTAAATGTAGATGTAGGTGCTAGGGATTATATAAAAAACAGAAGGGATGGTTTGAAAAACAATACCACAGAGTTGTCTGAGTTCAAAAGACAGTTTCCATTTACACCAGAAGAAGCTTTTAGAAATGACTCTTTATCAAGTGTTTTTGATGTAGAAAAAATATATCAACAGATGGATTACAATGAAATAGCTGATAATATAACTACTAGAGGTGATTTTATATGGAGAAATGGTATACAAGACACTGAAGTCATATGGATACCAAACAATAAAGGTAAGTGGGAGATATGCTGGGTTCCAGATGAAGATAAGAGAAATCTTATAGATAAAAGTCGTGGAGGTAAAAAGCCTGGTAATTCTTTAAATCTTGTTGCAGGATGTGACCCCTATGACCACGATACAACGACAGATGGTAGAAGGTCTAATGCAGCAACACACGTGTATCATAAATTTACCATGGATGAAAATGCTCCATGCGAACAGTTTGTTTGTGAATATATAAACAGACCACCAAAGGCTGATATGTTTTATGAAGATATGATTAAGACTTGTGTTTTTTATGGCTGTCCTATACTTGTAGAAAACAACAAAATAGGTATAATAAAATACTTTGAAAGAAGGGGTTATTATGACTACCTAATGGATAGACCAGATTCAACACACACTGACTTTAGTAAAAAACAAAAAACAAAAGGTATACCAGGTTCTGGTGTGGCAGTTATA